CCAACCAAAGCACGCTACGAATGCGTGCATTCTCCTCTCCGTCATCATACCAGCGATTTATAAAGTCCAAAATCTCCCAATGCACGTAGGGCTGTTCACTCGCGTCAAAGCGCTTGAAATCTCCGTCAAAGAACTTGGTGCGTGTCTTATCACCACCTTTAAGGTGAGATACAAGATACCACCAATCGTGATATGGGTTGATGCCTGGGCAAACGCCTGTCGCTGTGTGATGCCGAAAGTTTGCAGCTATGAAAGCTCCAAACATGATACGACACGCAATGACATAATCCAATGGCGAACCGGAAATGATACGGGTTTGACACTTCTCAACCTTCTCGTAGGGTCGCAACTCATCTTTGAGAAAGTCGACACACAAATGAGCCAAGCGCTCATTACGGGCAGCTGAAGCTAAAATCTGATCAACCCTCTCCTTAAGCTCTGAACACTTAGCAGTGTCGAAGCAATAATCTTGTCCCTCCCCAAAGAACCCTGTCTTTCCTCTGTCCCCATCAAAGACATAAGGGAAACCTGCGGAAGTGGCACGATTAACGGCCTTGATCTTCAGGCCCTCGACACCCTTGACGGCATCCTCAAAGGAGAACAGACGACGGCTCTCAAAACGTGTCTCGTTCCTGAAAGGAAAAGAGGCCACATCCACTGCTTGCCGCAAGCCAGGGACTTCACGTATCTCCAACGGGCTTTGGTAATTGCGTAAGCCCTCCACCATTGGATCAAGCCACTCGCCATCAACATTGATAGCTCGCATATGAGCTGGTGCTTGACCACAATCACCAAATGGTGACAGATCCTTGATTGGTGACGGCTTGAGCTTGGAATTGGGTGATAAGCTCACACCCTTAGACAATTTGCCCAAAAGAACAAAAGAACCTGCCAGTAAGCCACGGTCTGTCAAACCTGACTGCTCCTCAGTGTCGACTTCCTCAACTGGAAATCCTCGCTCCTCTAGGTCTTCGGTAAATTTGCATTGGACCGGTGTGAAAAACTTTCTAACCTCACCAAGAAGCTCTGTGGTTATAGGTGTTGTGTAACCACGCCCCCTGACCAAGCCCTTGGTCCCGGCTATGTGTAAACCGAGTATGTTAGATCCACCAAAGAACTTGGGCTCAGTTATGAGGAGAGCCGCACCGCACATACCAATGGAGGTTGCCATATCATAACCCATCAAATCAACGTACTTTGCTGTAGCTACAGCAAGTTCCGCTTGATAATAAACACGTGGCGCGGATAAGGTGTGTCGAGAGTACTCCTCCACCCCACCATTGGTGACATAACGGGAACACAACTCCAAATGAACAGGATGGGCATCAGCAGCAAACTTTTCCATCTTCTCCCTGCTCAAGAAAGCCTTAGAAATATCGCGTTGCTGTGGACACGACCGATCAAATTCAACAAAAGCCAAATCGGCATCCAAGACGCTGGTCTTCCTCAACTTAAGGAATTGTGCGGGAGTGAGTTCAAAGCGCAAACTAGAGTCGGCCGCTTTGCGAAAGATAAGATTCTGAATCTTACCTATCGCACTCAAGGTCTCCACTTGTCGCACAAAGTGG